GGAATCTCCCCAGTATGAGTTGATATAACCGCCGAACTGGTGAGTATGGTTGCCCGTTGTATTGGTCGATTTCGTGCCGTAATCAAAGGATGAGGTGGATTTTGTCCCTAAGTCAGTATCCTGCGCTCGCGCGGTGTGACTGTGCGATTTGTTGCCGTCCATTTCTTGCGACAGTACAGCACGTCCACTGATGGGCTTACCCTTTATTGTCCAGCCTCGCATGTCAGGAATAACGCCGGACGGATACGCTATACCCAGTAACGGGTAAGCAGATTTATCGAAGGACTGCCCCTGCATCAGGGCGTAACCGGCTGGAGTAGCATCAGACGGCCATGCAATCGCCGCCCCTACTGGATGCGAATCCGGTGGCGGGTTTAGTGTGGTGTAGAGCATTGCCCATTCGGACCACTCAGCCTCGGCGTTATCTCTGTGGCTGCGAATATATGCAGGCGCAGGAGCACCATTAACCCCGCTCCATCCGATCAATATCTCCCCGTCACCGGTTCCGGTCAGACGTAAAATATTCCCGTATTGTGTTGGATAGCCATTGTTGTAAACCTCGCCCATTATCAGGCCGCTATCGCTGCCTCTTGTCGCACCAGTCAGTGCCGGAAGCGCACCGCGTGATGCCAGTCTGTTCGCTGCAACAGCCGTACCGTTGGCAGGAAGTGCTCCGATATTTTGTACAAACAGCGGCTTATTCGGGATATCCGCACCACACTGGCTTTTAGCCATGTAGTTTTCATCACTTTCGGTTTTGCTGTAGATCTCAAGACTGGACCGACCTTTGGCCTTATCCGGTACGTCGGACAGGTTCTGGTCCTTCTGCAAATACCGTGATCCCAAATAAATCTCCAGGGGATTAAGCACAGAAAAATAGGTTTTTGTATTATCCAGAACGCATAAGACAGGAGCATCTTTAATAATATCATTGGCCGATAACTCTGCTTTATTCCCCTTGTATAGTGGGAATTTGCCAAGCACACGCCCCCCCATCGTCAGTTGCAGAGTGCTGGCTCCGGTATTGTTTAGCGCCGGAATAACCACAAGTGGAGTGCGCAATGTCCAGTCAACTCCACCATTGACGAAATAAGTTGCTGGTAACTCCAGCGTCAGATTATTCTCTGTACCTCCGGCCACACCAGCGACATAATGCCCACTCTGGAGCTCTTCAATTTGTACAAACTGATTTTCAGATCCTCGCGTCGCAAAATTCGCTATAACGTCATTCAGTGACCATCCCTTCGCTGTTGTACCTTCCTGACCGCGAATAACCGTCAGCATGTCATTATTAACTGCTGTCAGATGGCATACCTCAAAAACTGTTTCTTTTGCGTCTGTCAGTGTAATTTTGGCGTAAGTTTTAAGAGGGTTTGAGCTGTTCGCATAATCGCTGGTAAGCAAATTAGCAAACATCGCTCCCGCACCAGGCATCACCTGAATGGTCGTCTGGCTGGCGGTAATATCAGCCGCCAGTGAGGAGACGACATTATTTCCGAATCCAATAATCATTGCTCAACCACCGTTACCGAATAGGTATAAATAAATGGGAGTTTCACCAGCGACTGGTCAATTGCATCTTTAAGAAAGTGCCCGACACCATCGCCATAGTCAGGAATGGAGACAAAAAAAATGCCCTTATCGGGCATTACACTAATATCAAAAGTGGACTGTACAGGTGGGTCTATTCCGTTAGCTCCATGTATAAAGCGTGCAAGCCGTCGTTTGAACCAGTTGATGCAGAAGTGAGAACCATCGCCTTTATAAAAATTCCATGTCAGTATCCGTTTAAAATAGTCGTCCGGTACATATGACGCTGAGCCGGGAACATAATTTCTCAGTTTTGCATACGCGACATTATTGTACTCAATAGTGTTATACGCTCCACGAGCAATGGCATCCTCGGAGATTTGAAGCAAGGGGCGTGATTCCCCATAAATACCCGCCGCAATCCAGTCCAGCAACTCACCGGTAATCGCCGGGGAGGTCCAGCAAGGTAAATTCAGGTTGTTAAAGTAATCAAGATACCCCTGTGCCAGTTTGTTATATGCATCAAAAAAGGCAACTATATCCGGATCGTCATTATATTGTGTATAGGGGTAGGCCGGAATAATGCTTTCAAGAAGAGCTGCCATATTGCTTAACCTGAATTTGTGAAGATGAAGTGGAAAAATAGGCGTAAGTATCACCATAAACCAGGCTGGAGTCGGTTGCAGGTGGGACAATTTTTCCGTTTATACCAACCTGAATATCAATCATTGATACAAGGTTTGAAGATACAAGCCCCTTAACCTGATTAAGAAAAATATCCCGAATCAGGAAAATGTTTATTGGTTCACCCGTTGCAATTCCGTTAATGTAATCAGCAATGCTTTGCTGCACTGCTTTTTCAATCCCGGTTGGATCGATATAGCTGGTTGAGGCTGTATTCCAGGTGATTAAAAGCGTAACGTTTTGTGATGATGGCACTACAAACGGCACGTGATACGTATCCGGATACACAATGATCGGTATCGTTTTTTTATCCACCGCAGCGCCTGATGGATTCACTACATCATTCGTCAGTACGGAGATATCTGGCACGGCTTTATAGATAGCGTAAGCCACTTCATAAGGATCGCCGCCACCAGCTATCGCTACCCATGCCCCGAGCGATGCCTGTCGGTATGAGATCAGATTCTCCTGTACACCATAAACATTTTTCAGTTCAATCCGGTAACAGTCAGGCGTTCCCTGTACACCGTACATACCCGCCTGGAATACCTGGGCACGGTATGAAGAAAAAGTCTGTTCCTGCGCGCCGGGTAATCCAGCGGTAAGGTTGGTGCAGGTCAGGTTATATGTATTCGGTACTGAGGTTTTTATCTGATTTACAGTCCCCGCAGGTACTGCCCAGGAGCCCCCGGTTGTTGCCAGGCAATAGACAGGCTCCGTTTGTCCACTTTCCGGGATCATCGTGTCACGCTGAACGGTATAGGTGTAGGTTCCATCCCCGACCATAAAACCTTTCGGTATAGCAAACCCGGGCGGGCCACTGAACACCACATAAACCGATGTATTGGTACCCTGCCCTTTCTGAACGCCGTACATATCACCCAGTTGCGCCAGCAGGTGTACATTTGCCGAATACGGGCTGCATGAGTTAATCAGGTCAACCCGCGCCTGATCACATACCACAAGCGCACCGACGCTCGTACTGACCATATCTTCAATCAGCGATCCTGGTAGATTTGTGGTTATCCCCGGGGACAGCGCTGTTGCAGTATCAATAACCAGTTGCCGGAGTTCATCCGTCGTTTTAGGAACAGGGCCGGCAATATCATAACTAATGGGTAAATCACTCATACATACACCTGAGCCACTATTTTAGAGCCTGAGTTAGTAATCGCCGAAATGTTGTAAACAGGGGGATCAACATCCGCCAGCGCAATCTGTAGAGAGGAAAAATATTTGCTGAACTGTTGCTGGAGCCGGTTAACATAAAAAGTCGGCAGTATCTGCTGAATAACTGAACCGTTAGCCGGTATACCGTGATTAGCAAAAAACGGGGACTCCTGCGGGGACAGCTTCAGATTCTGCACCAGCGTTGTGAGATACACAGAATCGTTAAACCCGTTTTCGTCAGTCGTGACCGTTACCCACTTCCCGTCTTTATCTCGTCCGTATGTCCTCATTCGGTAATACTCCCGTTGAATTGTGACGTTGGCCCTCCGGTATCCTGTCCGTCATTACCATTGCTGTGCCTGTGGCTGTTAACCCACTGAACCAGCTTTTCCCAGCCCTCCAGCATGATTTTCGGGCTGGTGCTGGCCGCACTGTCAGTCAGTGTTCCACTCTGCCCTGTCAGCGACCAGGTACCAGCGGTGAGCGTCAGAACTGTACTGCCCACCGTCACTTCGAATTTTTCAGGTGTGGCAATCGTGATACTTTCCGGTGTGAGCAGAAACGTAGTGTTGCTTTTCGCATCACGAATGGTTACCCCCTCCGGTCCGTACAGCGTCAGTACCTGACCATCGACGTTCTCCCACTCCGTGTTACTGATGGGTAAAAACACCAGCGCACTGAGATTTGCAGGGGGCGTCAGATCAGCCGTTCCCCCTCCGAGGCCGCTGGCACCGCCCAGGTAGGTATCCGCCGGGATGACTATCCCCTTATCTCCTTTTTGCATCGGGTATCTGATGTACTGAGGGCCGAATAGCGGAATGGTCAACTGAGGTAACGTGTAGGGAATGTCCCGCAGCAAAAAGGTAACAGTGACCATTTTCCCGGACTGACTGACGACCTCTGCGGGTAAAATCTTTCCGGCCATCTGCATAGCGGCGGCTATTTTCTGGTCGGCGAAATTATTCATATTGCCGCCAAAATTGAGTTTTTTATTTATACTCATGTTGCAGCAATCCCCCCTGTTGGATGCGCCTCGATAACAGTTACCCAACTGTTTGCGTCCGGTTGCCTGCTGTTACCCACCAGACGGACCGAAGACACCAGAAAATCCCCCGTAAAAGCCGAGTCATCACGAAACTGTGAGTATGACGATGCCTGGATCATCGGCCTTAATTTCTTCGGCATCCGGATATAATCGCCCACCTGAATATCGCTGCGCATAACGCAGGGAATGGATACCGTACCAAACTGGATCCATGTCGGTTGACCAACAAGATCGGTAAATTCAATTTGCACGGGATTTTTACTTCTGTAAGAGGCGCTTTTTTTTGAATCTTTATCCTGGTGGTTAGCAAAATCGTTATCGAATACGCGGATCTCCCTGCCGTTCACCATCGCTATTTCAACACCAGAATAATTACTGTCCTTAATGATGCTTTTACTCAGCGAGTTAAGTCTGGTCGCAAGCTCCTGGAGACTACCGCAAAACATATTGCTGTCATAATTATTCACCAGGCGATCGCTGATACTGACTGAGAACCGGTAGTCACCCCCCAGCGTCTGAAAGCATTGCGTCAGCGCGACAGAAAGCTTAACCCCTTTGTTCCACGGCACCGTTAAATTTACGGGTGCCAGCGGTAGTGGGTTAACGTCAGACACAGGGCCGGCGGTCACAATAAGATCCAGCCGTAACTCGGTCCCCTGCCAGTTTCCCAGCACCTGCCAGATGGTCCCTTCCAGCACCAGTCCACGCTGTTCCGGTTTCGCCAGCGGCAACCCTTTTGACATTCCCACCCACATTTTTATGGTCATGCCAAACATATCCTGTCTGGCCTGTTGCATTTCCTGCGGACTGATGCCCCAGACAGTGATGCAGCTCTGCCCTTTGGGAGTGGATTCACCAAAACGGAGAAGGTCGAATTCAACCATCAGGCACCCCGGGTTAAATACCCCGTTTTTCATGCTACTGTACTGTCTGTACAGCGTACCGGGGTTGCCCTTAGCATCCGAAGCATTAAAAATCTGAATGTCGTAGAAACGCATCAGTTAAATACCTCAATCTGACCGTCAGAAACACGCCATACCATTCTGGTTTTGCTGAATGCCCCCACCAGTAAATTAATATCGTAATTCTTTGGGGAACCAATAACCGGTATTGTCAGTTGCCGACGGCCTGAGTTATCCGTGATATTGAGGTACCAGCGCTGGGCGGCAATATTCCATTTCGTCTGGCAGTTATAAACTTCACCATCGAGAACGGGAGTAAAGACCATGCTTTTCTGTTCGTTACCGGAGAAGGGATAATACGCCATGCTCATAAATTAAATGCCCCGCTCAGTTTTCCGATTAAGCCAATAACCGCACCCGATACACTACTGCCGAGTGAGGTATTACCAATCGCCGAGATGGTACTGGTCCAGGCGCTTTCTGTTGCCTTGTCCCCGTTATCAATCTTGCCCAGATAACTGTTTATCGCCTGTTCAGCCCCGGTTTCAGAAAGCAGTGGTTGCTCAAAATCCCATAACCATTGCCGCTGCGGTAAGGCATCATTCGATCCGGTAACATCACGCACCGTTCTCAGTATGCAGTTGCTGTAAATAATACCTGGCGTTGCCACAATAAACGTTCCGCCAAGACTGGCGTGTGCCTGCAATACGGCCTGCAACGAACTCAGCGTGACCAGCTTTGTCATGGCGCCAGTGTTTTCATTTACCGGCGCATCCATCAGCATTGGAATGCGCAGCGGCTGCGAGAGAAGCGCATTGGCTGCCACCGCCTGATTTGCAAACGGATAACGACCAATGTCGTAATCAACCATTGTCCCACCGGGCGCCGCTCGCCAGTGGCAGAAATACTTATCCAGATCCGTCAGTTCAATAGCGCCCCCCATCAGACCTGAAACGTAGCTGGCGCTCTGGGTCAGGGCGACTATCGGCAACATGCCGCCGGGTATACTCTGCGCCACACCATCGCAGAGAATAACCGGGGAGATTTCAAAACCGAGCTTGTAGAGCTCGCGGGTAAATGACATTAACCGAACCCTCCAAGTTGCGTACTGGATACAACTGCATTACCGCCGGTATTGTTATAAACAACAAGTCCCTGAGCATGACCACGCTTCTGGTTATCCAGAATTTGTTGCAGTATCTGGTCAGTTTTCCCCGAACCCTGTTGTACTGGTTGTACGACAGGGTTATTTGTGCTGGTACCTGGCAATTCAGAACCATACTGGGCAAGATATTGTCTCCGCACGCTGTCGGATGGATTTATATCCTGCAAAGATTTTTTCTGCGATTCCTGAAAATGACCTCCGGCATTATTGATAATCTGTATAACCTTCCCTTCACTTAACCGGGAGCCGGCACCTTCTTTTACTGACATGGCAGTAATTAATTTCGCGAGCGTCCGGGTATCATTTAAATTCAGCTTTTCGAATTCGCTGCGGCCAGTCGCATTCACAACATGCCCGATATATGCTTTCGTATTGTTCTCGTTAGATGGAGCCCATTTACTGATAATATCGTGGATATTGTTGATGCCCTTTGTGCCGTATATTTGCAGTTGTTTTGCAGCAGCGAGAACGCCTTCATCCAGGCTGGGGAACACAGCAAATTTCCCGCTTCTGGTATTGGCGGTTTCATAACCTGCGGCATAACGTAAATTCGCAGGATTATTGAACCTGTCAGCAATGGTTCGCCCCTTAGCATGAACATCAGCCTGTTTCCCGTCGACCGGCTTAACATCTCCTGATGCAAAGAATTTTTTTACCCCTTTCAGCCACGACCACACTCGCGGATCATCATCCCCACCCGGGGTGTAAGTCTCACTGGTAACGGGATCGGTGCGCTTCTCGTCGCTGAGTATCGATGACCGGGATTTAATGTCATCCGTCGTGATGTCGGATTTACCACTTATCCAGTCAATGACTTTGCCGATAACCCGACCAAGCCGCTCCACACCGGATATGAAAGCTTCAACATCTTTCTGGAATTCGGGGGAAGCCAGATAATTACCAAACCGGCGTATACCATCTGAAAGGCCATCAATCCATTTCCCCAGTTCCGGCGATTTGAGGACCGTTTCAATCGCGCCGGAAAAGGCATCCGAAAGTTTTCCCAGCTCCGGCGCCAGCGGTGCCAGACCCCGGATAAACGTATTCCCGATACTGACCTTACTGCGGTCGAGCTGAATGTTGAAATCCTGCCACTGGCGAAGCTGCTGGTCCGTCAACTGAAGGCGGCGAGTGTCCTGCTGCGCCTGTTTCGCCATCGCATCGATTTCTTCATCGCTCATTTTTTTGAAGCGGTTCAGATCGTCAAGGGTGAAATAGTTCGTCAGCCCGTAGGCTTCAGCCCCCTGCTGCGTGCTGCCGTTACGCACAAAAATATCACGCGCCGCTTTTATCATTTCAGGTAAAAGCTCAGCAGGATCCCTGTCCGGGTTATCGACTCCCATTGCCCGGAACTGCCAGCGTTTACTCAAATCAAGCTGCGCATCACGTATGGCGCCCAGAGTTCCGACAGGATTACCCAGCGCTTTCTGAAAATCGACAGCAGTCGAATTAAGTCCACCTGCCGTCGTCCCCAGCCCCATCGCAGTAAACCGTTGTGCGGAGGCATTGCCGGCCAGGTGGTTAAGCCCCCACAGACCGCCCGCACCAGCCAGCCCGGAAAAAAGCCCCAGAACGGTTCCCCATGAAAGCAGGCTGGTTGTGGCATCTTTAATATGACCTGCCAGCGATTTCGCATCCTTGCTGGCTTTATTCAGGAAATTGCGCGCACCGCCAGACTTCTTGTTAAACTCCGTCTGGGTTTTTGTGGCCTTCTCCAGATTACCGTTGAGTCGATCGAGGCCGTCATTAACAGATGCTAACGCCGCAACGCCATCAGCGAACGCTTTTGTAATCCCCTCCGTACCCTCCCGGACACGTTCGGTCTCCTTTGCGGCCTCGCCGAGTCCGTGAACCGCCCCCCGCCATTGTTCAGGTAATTCGCCGAGTGCTTTCTGGTATTCATTGAATTTTTCCAGGAACGACTGAAATTTCTCGTCCTGAACATCAATTTCGACAATGGATTTAGCCGCCATTGAAATACCCCTTGCGTCTTATTTCCTCCAGAATGAACCGCTGCCGGAAATGGAGCGGGCTTTTATATTCGCCGCAGCCCAGTTCACGGCAGAGGTGACTGAAGCCTTCGCATGAGGCCCATGTCAGGAGGGTATGTGTGAGGGTTCCGGCAGGGCTTCCGGGGTCGGGGTATCGGTAGCCGTTTTCGACGTCGGTAAAGAATCGCGATACGCCATAGCGCTCAATGACACAAGTTGCCCACTGTACATATCGAGCGCTTTCCCCACCGTCGGTGCGATCAGGTTCGCTTTCTGAATGGCAGAGCTCACCATAAAAAAAACGACCTCGCCCTCAACTTCCCGGTACTCATCATCGGTGATAATTTCCTGCCTGAATGCAGCCTCCAGCGAAGACGTTTTCCAGGTTCCGTTATCGTTCCAGATGACCGTTGTCAAACGCTGTATCTCATCGACAATATTCGGCGTTCCTGGCTGAAGATCTCCTGCCTCCTGCCGCGCTTTGATGATTTTTCGCAGCATCATCGCCGCCACGCGGGGCGCACCTACCGAACCCACCAGGGAGAAAAAATTATTGAACAGATTCCCCAGCAGTACGCAATTTTCCTCAACGACTTCATACGGAAACGGCACAATGTGCAGATACACCAGTGATCCGTCATCGCGGGTGATGGTGCTGACAAAATTCAGTTTTCGGTCAATTTTCACGGCCATTAGCCCCACATTTTATCGTTGGTGATCAGATAACCGGAAATCGTCACGACATATCCGGCATCCATACCGTTGATGGTCAGTTCATTAAAATTCACCAGATATGCATTCAGGACCGTGTAGTTTCCGAAGGTGCTGGCATCCGGTGTGATAACGACCTCTCCCAGCGACGTATCAGAAGCGAAACGGTTCTGATAGCTCGCCGCCAGCCCCTGCGTTCGCAGTAAATGCATCGTGATCGTTACCTGCTGATAAGGTACCTGGCTCCCCACGGTTCCGGTCAGTGTGGGGATAATGTCCGTTGCAGCCGAATCCGGCCGCATACTGATCGCATCCTTACCCAGAAATGACGCGGTGACATTCAGCGCCGGAATATCCGTGACAGTCACCGCACCCCTGACACGATTAAGAAAGCCCTGCGGTACTAATGGATTTGGCATTTATTACGCCCCCACAAAATTGGTCACGTTGAGATTAAAAGTGATGGACTCAAAACCACGACGCGGGGTGACAACCGCACTCAGGCCGTTATATTTTCCATCGGCGTAATCGGACTGATTCAGGCTGGTATAGTCAGCGAACGGTACTGCGTTGATGACCGCATTCCCGGCATAAGAGCCTTTTTCATATTCCGCGTTGAACGATTCCTGCGTGAGCTGCGTATCAATCACCTGACCAAGAATTAGCCCGTAACTGATACCGGAACGGAGAGTTTTCAAAGCGCGTCGTTGCAGGCGACCAATTCCCTGCTGATCGTAATAAAGCGGGTTAACAGTAGTGTTAGAACCGTTAATCACTTCATTCGCCAGATCCAGCTCAAGGTTGATTGCACACCATGCCACCGAGTACCAGTAGTTAAACGGCATACCGTCAAGCATGTGACCGGCCACCAGCATTTTATTGCTCAGACCACCTTCTGCCGCCGTGCCGATATAGTTGATATGGTTATCCTGCAGGGTTTTCAGCAATGTACCATTACCTGCCGGTGGATACTCCGTTACGCCATACATAAAGCGGTACGCCATCGGCGGGACCATGTTTGATGACCCCGGATCGTTTGCCAGTGAGGACTGGAACGGTGCCGCCATCGAGAACTCAGTTGCACCAATTGACGGCGCCTCAACCCCGGCAAAGACATTCGGATATTTGCCGGATACCCATTCCTGGTACGTCGCAATCGTGGTGGTAACGAAAAATTTCACCAGCGCGCCGGGCGAAGTGTAATTGTTCGCCAGCGTTTTAAAAGTCGGTTCGGCGTCCCATTCCCTCGGCACAAGGTAAGAGAAAAATTTCTGGTATGTGTTTCCCAGAGAAGTATCTTCATCAATGAACGTACCAAGGCCCGCAACCGCAGATTTTACATTCATCTCACCCAGCTCAAGGACATAAACCGCCCGGCTGGTCCCCTGTGCCCAGTACGTGGTGTTCATCTGCTGGAGTTCTCCGGCGGCAACAGACGTTACGGTACCTGTAGCCGTTGCTGTACCGGGATCACTGTTCAGGGGATAAGTAAACGTTTTTTCGCCTGTCACCGACGCTGTATATGCCCCGTTATAAGCAGCAGGCGCAGCACCAGAAATCACAACAGGGATCGTTTCATCAATGGACCAGCCATGATTTTCTGAAAGAGTCACCGTGACGGTATTCCCGGCCCACGCAAGCGAAGAAATAGCTTTTGCTGGCGCAACGATATTTTTTAGATCGTCTTTGGACGTCAGCAACTGATAACTCCCCGCCGCCAGCGTGGTTCCCCCCGTTGATACCAGAGCGCCTGACTTTAACAACTGGGAGGGTTTCGGCGGACTGGTCACCGACACATTAATATTAACAATTGCCATTACATTATTTCTCCACGTAAATGGACGGAATTGCAGACGTGATCAGCTTACGGGCGACGTTCCTCATCCGCTGCTGGTAGTAATTAACTTTGAATTTGACCTTTTTCCGCATGGCGATAATGTTGAGCTCGTTCTGCGTGACGCGCTCATCCTGTATTACAGGAATATTCATTACGCCCATTTCGGCTTTATCGCTGAGCGTGTAGTCCTGCACATAGCGCAGAAAATCCTCAACGGCAGCATTACGCAGCCCTGTCACGGTGAGTGTCACGTCCTCAGAAACCAGTTGATACTGGTTCTGCTTCTCGTCGAGACAGAAGGCTCCGGCCACAGGGATCGGTTCTCCGCATTTCACTGTAGCGTAGGGCGGCGCAAGGTTTTGCACGGAAAGCATTGCCGGGTACATCGGCATGAAATGACTCAGAGAGAGCCAGATCGGTAATGAGTTGGAAACCACCACATCCGCAAGATCGATATCGTCGGCAGAATTAATAATCTGCGACATCATATGCGGATAAATGGCATGTCCGGTATAATGGTAAATGTTCGCTGGTTCATTCAGCCCGGAACGGCGCGAGAAAGCAAACTGAATGCCGTAAAACTCCCCGATATAAAGCACCTCAGAACCAATATCATTAAACGGATCAATATCGGCCTGCGCGGTGAAGGTCACCACATTTTTATCGTAGAGCTGTTCTTCATCCTGGATAGATTCAGTAGTCAGGTGCAGATAGCCTTTTACCTCCTTTGTATCCGGTTCAGTATCAGGATCATCCGCAAGAACTGACGCCTTCACCCAGAAAACAAAGCCATCAAGGGGAAGCACTTTCCGGACATATTTAGTAAACGTAACAGATGCCGAACGGCTGATATCATCCAGCCCCTGCACCAGCGACGCATTGAGTTCCGTTTTAGCCTGAGAGAGTTCACTGAGGGAAGGCATTCAGCACCCCACTTACCCAGGCGCGCATTGACGCCTGAAACATACCGGTATCGATAAAAGAGGGCCGCGGTTCCCCTTTCCTGTTTTTAAAACGCTTGCTAATCCCCTCCAGTGCGCGGGCAGTAGGCACACCTTCTGTGCCGTTCATCTCCTCGTTATCAAGGAAAGCGACAAAGAGGTGATGCACCTGTGACATGGATTCCGCGAAGGGATCCGCAGGAAGCGGCGCGCCTGCGAGCATATTTTCGAGACCGGCGGCAAGGTCATTACTCATCATCTGTGCAATTTCCTCGCCGTGGCGGTCAAAGAACGTCTGCATGATCCGGTATTTCCCTTCAAGAATTTCGGCCACATCGCCAGTAGTCGTATTCTCGTTTTCATAGGGAATATCCATCACGCCCAGGTGCAGTTTCACGTCAACCCCCACAAATCGCCGTACTGCTGCGCAATTGCCAGATACCACCGACCATACGGGTCTTTGAGTTGTTGCAGATCTGCAAGAGAGAGGTTTTTCAGTGCATCACTGACAACCCGCGTCTGACTGGTTGATTCGTCGGAAGAGGCGCTGATAACGCCAGCAGTAAAATTATTGATACCCAGTTTTTCGCGTACCGGACCGAAAGCGACTTCAGGACCGAAGTTAAGCAGAAAGGAGGCTGCGAGGTTATAAACAGCCTGCGAATACAGAACCGGGCTGATACAGGCGATCTGCCGGTTCACCCAGTCCAGGGACATTGACCAGGAGAGACTAACGGCCGGATCGTCATCGGCTAACGCGTCGGCATTAACTCCCATCGTATTACGGATAAACAGGATAAATCCGGCCAGTTCAGGCATGACACACCCCGCTTATTTTTTCTTTTTAGTTCCCGTGTTAACCGCCAGTGTTTCATCAACAAACGCTGTTTCGTCACGGTCATCGGTGGCGTTCAGTCGCTGCTCTGCACTGACTTCCAGCTCACCGAGATAGCCGTTTTCCTGCTCAGTGAGTGCGTTATTTGTTGCCAGAACGGAAGCCTGACGGCGATCGTGCGCTGCACGGTTCAGGTGACCATCGTTATCCCGCATGGCCTTTTCGATAACCTTCGACGACACCGGCTTATCAATGCTGTAACACAACCCGATATAAATACGGTTCTGGTCGATTTTTGTCGCATCAATCAGACCATAATCGGCGTGCTGCTGAATAATAAGGTCGATTTCGGCGCGGGTACCATCAATGACAACGGTCTGAGAGCCTGCATTAATCGGGTGATAAACAAGACGCCCCGTCTCCGGCTTGCGCCAGGCGAAATCGTGGCGCTGTTTGGTGGTGTTGGCGATGTACAGTTTCATGTTTACTCCTGGGTAAAAAATCCCCGCGCACCCTCCGGCACGCAGGGAAATCAGCGAGGGAAAATTAATCGCTGTACTTCATCGAAATGATAGTCAGCGCTTCAGGGCGAAGTACCCAGCCAGAGGTGGAACGCAGTTCGGAAAGCACATCGATCGCCCCGCCCGCAATCGGGGTGGGAATTTCACGCGGTGCCGCCATGTCGCACAGCATCAGTGATGTGGCTTCCAGTGACGGACTCAGTCTGGCGAATTCGTTGGTGTTGATTTTCGCGTTAACCTCAGGGCGCTCGACCTCCGGCATGGCGATGACGATCGCATCCGTTCCGTTTGCCCCGGCACCAATCAGCGTATCGTCATAACCCCATTCAATTTCACAATCAGCATCATCCCCCACACCATTAACGGTGCCTTTCACCGTGGAAGTACCACCGCCCGGACGCTGGTAACTGGTCAACTGAACGATCTGCTGCATTTCCATGGTACCCAGCGTGCGCTGAGGACCGAGGATAACCATGCGTGACGCCCGGCCCATTTGCATAGTTCGGGTGCGGATCGCCTGAATCTGCGCCAGCAGGAATACCGCCATTTCGCCATGATCGTAAGTAAGTACGGTAGTGTTCCCGCGGCTGTCTGCCGGCAGGCTGATAGTGGTCGCACCGTTGGTGTTCAGTACCCCCTCACCACCCGCCGGGTTCATTCCATAGAGCAGCGCGTTACGCATTTGCTGAAAAATCGCCTGCCTGGTACCGAGTCGCTGGGCTTCCGGAAGCGCAATCCCCCAGTTCCCCGCTGCGGCCATATCGTGATGATCGTAAATGGCGCGGGCACGGAACATATATGTCGGCGTGCTGACCATTCGCGCCTCCAGTGCCACAGAGGGTAACTGGTTGGCGTTACCTGACTGGCTTGAGGTGACCTGAGTGCGAATATCCAGGCGTTTCATATAAACGTACTGGTCGCCGTCTGCCAGGCGAACCAGCGGGTTACCGCTTGCCATGACAGAAAACGCACCGGAGGCCTGCTGATACGACAGGATCATTTCCGGCATGATGTACGACGGATTTACAATTTGATAAGCGGGTGTAATAGCTGGCATCTCTTAGCCTCTCCTGATTACAGCAGAATTACCGCAGCGTTTCCGCTGTCGTTCCAGGTAGCAAAACCCGTTGCCGAATCGTAAGAAACGGTTTTGCTGTTACCCATCTGCATTTCGATGATTTTTACCGGAAGGGCAACGTCCTGCACTTTTGCCGCGCCTACCGTTCCCTGCGTGGTTGCATTGCCCGCAGGCACTGAAACCGGGGTAAAGGTGAATGTGGTTGCCGTAGGAACACTGAGCACCTGAACGATGCCGTTATATGCAGCAGGAGCCGCGCCCGTAATATCCACATAAACGCCCACTTTCAGGCCGTGCGCGCTGGCAGTCGTCGCGGTCGCAAATCCCGCTAAACTTGCGGTAGGCGCAGTCCAGGTAATAGCGGTTGTAGCCACATCTGCCGCCGCAGTGCTGAACACATCCAGACAATCCTCCGCAAAATTCCACACCAGCGGCTGATTAACAGAAATCCCCGCGCTGGCCAGAGAGATCACGGCATCAGAGGCTTTGACCGGAACACGCATTCCTGAGCCCAGGCGATAAAACGACACGCTCATATTGCTGAGGAGAAGCGGTACCGGGGATTGCGGCGTGGTCAGGCCGTTGTGTGCCTGGTTGAACACGGAAAAGCCCACCAGTTGTGAAAGGCTGGCTGCGCGTTTGATAATGCTGCCACGTGGTGCAGAAGAGGCGCCCGGTACAAGTTCGTTAACCGGCAGTCCGCCCCACAAAGGTTTTATTTCATCACTGGCAAGGGTACCGGATGCCAGCGCATAACGTGCCGCCGGATCGTCCAGCGCCACGCCCTGGATAAGACCATCAGATTTCGCGTAGAACGTGCCGCGCGCGTTAGTGGTCTGCATTGGATTAACTGACAATGCACTCGCCATGTTTATTGTTCTCCGGTTGATTACTGTTTGATGCCAGCGACTTTGCGGCTGACGGCCTGGAACGGTGCCCATGTTGCGGACGGATCGCCGATAAAGGTACTGATACGGCGTCCGGTGGCGTCGGTGCGGATGACTTCACGTAACCCGGCGCCGGGCTCCAGACTGGATGCCGCTGATGCCTGCGCATCGGCATAGATTTTTTTCTCCGCAATACTCAGGAGCTGGCTGTCTGCGATGGCATGCAGATCCACTTCTTTATAGTCTGAAGAATATTTTTGCAGGCGAGTCATGATGCGGCGGCGGTATGGCATAGCGCGTTCTCCCGCCATCGGCTGCGGCGCGCGCTCACCAAATGAAGCAAACACGCTGTCGGCCTTACACTGGGTATCAGCGATTTCATTGCGCTCTTCATCGCTGAGTTCCTGCGGTACACGACTTTTCATTTCTTCCATGTCTGCGCGGATTTTTTCCAGTTCGGCATCCGCTTTGGCTTTTTCTTCTGCCTCCGCGTCCGCTTTGGCCTTTGCTTCAGCGTCAGCCTTCGCCTTTTCTTCCTCTTCCTTGAGACGGGCGGCATCTTCATCAGCTTTCGCCTTTTCTGCTGCTTCAGCATCTGCTTTTGCTTTTTCCTCGGCGTCGGCCTTTGCGCGGGCTTCGCGAGCGTCCAGCGCCTGGTTAATGAGTGCTAATACTTTTTCTTCATCCATTTTCTGGACCTCGTTCAAAAGTGTGTCGGATTTAACTCCCGTCGGTTCCCCCAGCTTGTCCCAGACGCCCTGCTCACAAATAGCCAGGTGGTCCAGTAAAACAGGGTTCCCCTCCAGCAGCAGCGGCTCGCCGTCGACGTTGATCAGAACGTCATCGCCGCCCGTCACCGTGGGGGATGTACTCAGTTGCCGCGTTGAAAGAATCGTGGCGGCGTCAGTGTCGTAGATGCGGGCCATTCCCCACACCTCATCACCCTGGATCCAGGCAAATGCAATCGCACCGATAGTCCTCGCGGCGTACTCCTCGCTGTTCAGCGTGTTTTTCTCCGGGTGCAGCCAGATCACCGGCAGGCCAGAGCACCGGGCGAGGAAATCATCAGTGAGGTAATTCTCGGGAGAACGGTAAGCGTATTGCCTGAACTTAGAACGCCAGGTAACACCCGTTCCGGTGATACGCAGCGCCCACAGGTACATATTTCTGAAAAACTGCGGGGATGTGAGTTGCCCGTCGGCAATAAGCCCGGCAACGTCCTTTTCATTGAGTGGTTCGGCATCAAGCATTGCCACCATGCCGGGATGCAACGGTTCCGGCAGTTCATCCGGAGAAAACCAGCCACAGGCCTGATTTTCATCGTTCAGTACCGCGTCGAATTGCTCAGCATCATCAGCGAGGTAGGTAACATAGCCATCAATCAGGGTATGAGGCGTCAGCGGTGCGGAATAATCAAACCCGCATTCTTCCAGCACTTCACGCTTTGCCGCGGCTTCAGGCGTCTCCCCCTCTTCGAGTTTTCCGCCCGGTACCGTCCACGAACCATCATCCCCACGCTTAACCAGAAATATTTTCCCGCCAGACTTAAACAGGATCCCGGCAGCGTAGGTGTTCACTTATCCTCCGTTTCTGAAGCCTTCAAAATTTGCTGTTCGGCGACCGACTGACATATTCCCCTCAGTAAATTTTCGCCATTTCTCGGTTTTCATTTCATCCGGCAGACTACGCACGTTGTAGATGTATGTCAGGTAACAACGACAAAATACCTCTTCGCCCGGTTGAGTGATTTCATCGAGATAGCCAGCCGGCCCCGCCTTCATAAATCCTTTCTTCAACGCCCAGTTACCGCGTATCGCATAGGTTTTCAGGTCGCGGTCTTTGTGTGGTTCCCGATAGTCATAATGGGGCTGGCGCCAGTGGCTGTGCCACACCGCCGCAATCGCCCCGCCATCGGTCGCAATGATGTTATCGATATTGGCAATCAGCTTATGTGTCTGGTCCACCATCACGCGGCGCCGTTCAAAATCAATCTGCCGCGCTGATTTGGCGATATGCTGGCTTGTGGCAACCACGCCAGAACGCGATGAAGCGGATAAACCGGGACTTATCGATGTAATGGGAGGAATGCTGGTTGCCCAGCCACTGAAACGCTGAATTGTCCGGTCAACAGCCTGTGTACGGTTCAGCTTTATCAGGTCGGCAGAAGCCATAATCCGCCTGTCCAGCTCTGCCCGCAGTTTTGGTTCAAGATAATTCAGTGTGAAACGGCTGACGCCAGGATGACGCTTAAGCGCCCTCTCCCGGCCAACTTCCAGATCGTAAGCAGCAGTCAGACGCCGGGACACATATCTGTAAAAATCATCGCCGCCGATTTTATCCTCAGTGGCATTACGCAGGCGCTCAGTCCACATAATCAGACTTTCTTCACTGCTGTAACCATGTTCCAGAAAGAATTTAATCGCGTCACGCAGCTCTTTCAGAAAGGAGTTCATCAAAATTCCCCTCACCAGGCGGTGTTACATCCGGCGGATTTTGTTCAAGCTGCTCGTAATCCAGTTCCAGACGATCCGCAAACAGGTTTTCGTTCATATTGGCGTTCTCACAGGCCCATTTAATGAGTGTCGCCCTGTTTTGCGGGTCTTTGGTGAGTTGTGGCAACAGCACAGTCAACATCTCAGTAATCGCCTTAAAGCGTGTTTCATCGACTTTAACTTTTTCGCTTTCAGGCTCTTTCAGCGATGACGGCCAGACGTAATCAAAGTTGTTCACCCAGGAACTGAAAGCCGCCTCCCAACTGATGCTTTTGTATTCCGGCAAATCGTTTTTCAGCGCCTCGAAAAACTCAGGCGACCACGCCCGGTACTGAACGATGCGAACGAAAAAATCATACAGCGGCTGTAAATCTTTGCGCACATCGTCGATATACTGGGCGACCGCTTTTGCGTCCTCTGTTCCTTCACCAAATCCGCGCGTAAATGTCTCGCTGTTGAGCAGAATCGCGGGCATGTCTGCCGCCGTCGCGATATTCGCCAGAATGTGATTACGGGCGGTATCAAGCGGTTTTTCCAGGTTCTGCATGTCGAGAGATTCAATTTTGTCGTGTTCCCCCACCTGCAATACATCACCATTGCCACCGCGTTTCAGCATCCAGCGCTTAATACCGGACATTTTCTGCATCATGTTATTGACGATAGAGCTGGCCTGTTTGATGAACGCCACCAGCAGTCCGGCTTTAATCGTCACCATGTCGTCAGCGCGCATGGACTGAATAAATGATTTCAGCGGATACAGCGCGCGCTGATAAACGCTGCGCCCGGCAAAGCCGAATGATGATGGCGTGTAGGCCAGATAAATCGGATCCTCGTTCATCATCACACAGCACCGGCTATGGTGATATGGCTTACTGGCGACTGTTACATTCCCGACCTTTTGAAAGTCAGCGGAATTTGGATCCTGATTCATCACAATTGAGCCAGCAGTATTCATCGGGTCCAGCACGTTAAAAGTGATGGACTTTTTATACAGCGACTCAAACTCAGCAGCTTCGTTCGTTGGCTCTCCGTCGACAAGCATCACCACAGCGCCAACACCGTAAATTCGGGACTGGCGCGCTGTATTGGCAATGATGCGATCGGCTTTAATCGCTTTCCACTCGCGCTCGAAAGCTTCACGCAGGCGCCTTTCAGGTCCACGAGTAACATGTACAGTTCGCGGTTCCGACATCGCCAGTTTTATCGGGCGGTCGACCATCTTTCCGCCCAGCGGATGAAACAAATAAATCAGCTTGCAGAGCTCATAACCCGCCTGCGCACCGGGTTCAATGCTCCCGCCCTCCAGAATCTTGCTGAGGACGCCAGCATTGCTGCCCATGCAAATATCGTCGTCGTCCTGCATCAGAACCCCTCTCCGTTACCAAGACCAAGCGCGACGCCGTAGTTAAAGCAGTCAAACAGATCGTCGTCCTGGTTTTCTTCACCAATGATGAACTGGAGTACCTGCGTCAGAAGATGGTTTTTCTTCGACTGTTTGTACTCAACGATTTTGTCAAAGGCGTATTTAGAAATGCGTACCTTCCCGGACGCCACATAACCAGAAATGTTGATGGCGCGGGATTCTTTGGGAAGTGACGTTAACTCACTGTCGACAGGGTGGACGTTCCAGCCCTCGTTAGCGCCCTGCTGTAACAGGGTGATGCCGGTTGCCTTATCCTCAATAAACAGGCCTGTGGTCCCCATACGGGCGCGGCAGATTTCGCTAAGGTGTTTAGCTTTACCTTCCCACTGCGGCACAACGTCTTTCAGGAAATACCCGTCAATCTGGATAATGTCCCAGTCCAGAATGATAAGGTGTGGCGACGGCAGGTTATCGAGCGCAAACCAGATACACGCGGATCCGTCGTTCTGGAGTTTTCCCTTTTGCGCACAGTCAACGACACCATAAACCGTATCGCAGGAAAACGGATAATCAACAGGCGCGCCGTTCTCCAGCAACCAGTCGAGCTTGAAAAAGTTCTGCCCGCGCCAGTCCACGAATTCAGCGTTGTATTCCTGCTGAACCACCAGCGGAGGGCGACCGTCGATAATTCGGGCCAGCGCCGCCGGATTAATTGTCGGGTTAGCCGCAGTCGGCGCATGATGTTCCTCCCAGCCCATCGATTTATCATTACAGGCCTGATAGAAAAAATTCTCGTCATCAACGCCTTTCGGCGTACCGGCCATCACCGCATCGCCGTCAAAGTCGAGCAGCGTCGGCTCAATGGCCTGTTCCCAGATATCCCTCATGCCCTTTTTGACGAGACTGCCCTCATCAATAATGACTTTGTGATACTTTCGGGAGCGCCCGGCATCGGGATTATCCAGCGTCCAGAACTCAACCTGACCGCCGCCAATCAGTTCAATAATCGAATCGGTCTTACTGGAACTAATCGTGATCGGCTTTAACAGGTCACGGATTGTCTTAAACGACGGCAACAGGATTTTATAAGACGGAGCAAACCAGCCTACGCGCATCTGCCGCGCCGCCCAGTTACCGCCAGCCTGCTCCAGCATCGTGGTTTTACCGAAGCGGCGCCCGGCGCGAATGACTTTTCGTTTTGCAGGTGAACGGTAAATTTTCTTCTGCCCCGCATGAAACGGCAGGAACTCAATAACATGTTCAGTCGCCATCAGGGGAATTCACCAGTTTAATGACCACTGTCGGCTCGTCGTCTTTGCCCTTGCCTTTACGCTTAAGCTCAACTTCCTGTTCCAGACGTTCGGCTTCGGCGGTGCGTTTTCGGATTTCCAGATCCAGCAACCGTTGCGCCAGTTCGGATTCAGCCAGCCCCAGGCGCCGCATAATCGCTTCAAACATTTTTTCGCGACTGATGGTCGATATCTCGATACCGCCCTTCACCAGTTTCGTACCGGAATAAGCAAGGCGGGCTATCGGGGACAGTTTGGTGGTATCAGTGAAATGAGGTCGTCCTACACCATCACCATTACATCGGGGACAATCAGGGTTAGGCTCGCGGTTGTGGTTGTAGCCATATCCGCCAGCATCGTCCGGTTCTTTCGCGCCCTCTTTTCCTGCGACTTTTTCCTTTTGCTCAGTGAACTCGACCACATCACGCCACTGATAGTGATAGCCAAACCCCCAGCAGTAACGACAACATCCCCGGCGATATTGAGAAATTTCGTTAGCGTCGAATGTGGCTAGTTGCCACATCTTTTCGAGTACTTCATCTGCACTCGCCAAAGTGCGCACCAGTGAATCTCTTTGCTGCTGCGCAATTGCCTGCGCAACGTGAGGTACTGTGAGGAGCTGTCTTCCGTAACTTGCGTCACTGTAACCAGCGCGTTCGGCTGCGGCTGTTGCGTTCTGGTCTATGAGATATTCAGCGACAAAGCGTTTTTGTTGGGGAGTGAGTTCACTATTAAGAAGTTTTTCTGCGCTTTTTTTTGCCTGCGCAGTGCGCATTTTTTTCTGCGCATTTTTTTGCGCACTTTGCGCAGTCGGTTTCTTGATGTAACGGCGGGCAGTAGCGTAATTCAGTCCCTGCGCTTCACACCAGTCTTTGGGGGAAATACCGGATTTAGCATGCTCGGCGAGGAACTGGTGTTGCAGTGCTCCCCAGTCCGGTTTTGCCATATCTGATCACCTGCCTGTTTGTCATTATCGCAGACACTCAGGGAATGCCTGCTGTAATGCCTTATCCCTTCAGAAATTCTTCAGTCTTAGTCACGATCTGACTTTCCAGCAGCTCTGCATGTGAACTGGTCACAATGGCTTGATGATGTGGGTGCACATTTTCAACCAGCCATTTCATCAGTGGCTTAGCAGCTTCCTGAAAAGTGTCGTCGCTCTCATAAATCGGTGTACATTTAAATTCATGGATTCGGCTGATGCGAACGGAACGAGTTTGAAGTGAACCAGGATCACAACACAGGGTGATAAACTCTTCCCCATTAATTACAGCTTTTCGCAGGTCGAACTGGGTGTTGGAGTATCCTGTTAAAAATGGGCTCCTTTCTTCAATGGGGAGAATTCCATTGATTACAGAAGCAGTAACCTTTGGTTCCTCAAATAATTCAACCTTCCAGTATTTAATCAACTTAATTTCCATTACTGTTCCCCGTTACTTTGTCGTAGGTGCGCTCGCAGGTACTTCCGGCGACATAACGCTCATCAGCCTCTTTTGCGAACTTTCCCGCCAGATCGTCAGCTTCGCCAAGCAACTGGGCGAGCAGTATTCCGGTCTCGGCTTTTGCCTGGCTTGCTGCGGCAAGAGCGGAAAGCCTGCCGGTTTCACTTCCTGCGAGCTGCCGTTGTACTGTTGCGAGCTGCTGTTGCAGCCCACCGCGAGCACGCTCAGCAGCATCAGCATCGGCCTGTATTTTTGCCAGTTCTTCATCAGCTCTTTTCCGTTCTTCATCTGCGGCGTGCTGGCGACGCTGCTCTTTCGCTCTTTCGGTTACTTCACGCTGCAATGCGGTGGTCGCATCAGTAAGGTCTCGTTGCGCCCACTGGAATTTCCAGGATGTATCCGCCTTCTGATAACCTCGTGAATAACACCAGTACGCACCAGCACATAACAAAAAAGCCACCAGCAGTATTTCTGCTAATGGCTTCCAGAATTTTTTAAGCAATACAGGTAACAGATTCATACCAGCACCGATTTTGCTTTTTCAAAGCGCTCTCGCCGATCACCAATACCGTTCTGTCCTCCGTTGATTATCTGCGTAACGCGTACCATGTCGCCGGAGTATTTCAGACACCCTTTAGTGGCGAAGAACCACGCTGCACTACGGGCAGCATACGTATCTTGTGCCAGTAGCTCCGGATGGGCAACGAGCTCAGTTTTGATCCCGTTACCGCAATCACGATAGTTGTTCAGACCCGTGATCTGGATAAGTCCACGCCCGCGGTAATTCCAGCCGTCGCCAGGCCCGTTGTTACCCATTCGCTTGCTGTATACCAGATTAGCTATTGCACGCTGTCGCTCGAGCGGAAGCGCCTTCTCACAGGCTTTTCGCCCAAGAGTACTGGCCTGATCTGGAGTGATTCTCCCGGCGCGGATGAATCCGGTCAGCCCGGCGATACTGTAGTTGAAGCTCTCCACCAGCCTTGTAAAACCAGCGCTTTCATGTCCCGCCTGAGCAATGAACATGGCCTGATCCAGTGGAGCAGTAATACCGAATTCGCTCATTGCCGCCGTAATATGTGGATACCAGCGCGCAGCCAGTTCGGCGCTGATACCAGCCGCCTGCTGAAATTGAGACTCGTTCATGATTAAACCTTGTTATTATCCCCACCGATACGACCACTGATAAACTTCATTGCGAAGCCGCGGATCGCATCCACACCGATAAGGCCGACGCCGCCACCAATCGCAACAGACAGGGACTTGGGCCAGCCGAAATATTCCAGCGCAGATGAGAAGGTCAACGTCAGGGCGCCACAAAGCAGAATTTCGAGTGTTTTTTTCTTCCAGCCACCGTTACCGCCAAAATAGGCAATACGTAGACCGGCCATAAATAACGACATCAGAACAGCGCCCAGTGGCGTATCTCCTCGCCACCAGCTCTGGAACAGCTCCAGCCAGCCCTGCCAGGATTGGGGATCGTTGTGCATTTTCATAAGCCTCATCTCCGACAGTTCGGATGATGCTGAGTACAGGAAAGGAGCAGGCTTCACGGGTTGGATTTATCAACAAAGCACGTAGCGGATGATTCCCGTGAGCCTGAAATAAAAAAGCCCGAGACAAGCGGGCAATATGGGAGTAAGGCAATGCCGGCTCTATGACCGAAGGGTCCCAGGCAGTGGGTTCTGGTGACGGTCAAAGGAATCGAACCTCTGGCGCGCAGCTTACAAGGCTGCCGTTCTGCCACTGAACTAGACCGGCTAATCTGGTTTGAAATCACTTACTGATGCTAGCTGTCCATTCACGCCAGCGAGCATCTCTAATCTCTTGGCTCATCTTCTGATCTTCAAAGTGATCAGACAGTTTTATCGAGTCTGGAAGCAATGCCCAGGCAACATAAAATTCGTGCGGTTCGAACTCCCCACCTGCAAATTGATATGCGCCGACATGGTAGACTTCACCATCCTCTTCCAGCGCCAGCACATGGGCAATATGCCAGCCATCGCATGGGTTGAGCAGAATCACCCACTCACCATCCAGTTCCTTTGTCAGCTTTTCACTGGCGGGGCGGAATACTAATTGCTCTGTGATTTTCTCGGACATGAAGGCTCCAGAAACGACAAAACCCGCTTGATGGCGGGTTATTAATTTTTATCTATCGCTGCGGGTGTAGCTTCGCGAGCATAGCTGAATTCAAGCAATCCCCGCGCAACTTTGCAACCGGAATCGATCAGCTTTTTTATCGAATACATCACACATAGGTAAGTACAACATGGCTTCTGCCATCTGCAACCAGACATCAATTCGGCTTTCGCAGGTACGTAGGCACCATTCCGGGTGGCGAGTATTCAGTCCTCTTGCCATAGATTTCTTACTCATACGATTCTTGTAACGATCGACAATCAATTCAAAAAGACGCTGATAGCCTGAGCGAATAAGGATTTCACCGATAACAGCATCCATAAGAAGTCCCTCTTCATCCGTGCAAAATGCCAGGTTGCTTTTTGCTTTTCCGGAAAGCATATCCATGAAATATGACATTAGTTCACCGTGATCCAGACCCGATGATTTGAGATGTTTCAAAACCTGCTGAATGGCTGTTTTACTGACTTTTTTTGACGCAAGAAGATTATTAAACATGTGACCGCCTGAGCCTGATCCAATATATGACCATCGCCCCCACATACGAAGTTTGCCCTGAATCCAGACTGACTCAAGGGTGTTTAATCGCAGCATCTCATCGCCCTTTCCTGTCGTTGATGGGTTAATCATATAAACTCTTCCTCTCTCCAGATCTGTTGGGTACGGAAAACTCCTTCAGCGTGATATAGCCTCAGGGTGTCCTGATCAATGTCGGTTTTCACACGACCATCAATTACGTCATGGCAACAGTTACAGGCAATTGCGCCTTGCATGTCATGTGGTTTGATACCCATCCCGCAAGTGTCGCTCATACGGTAATGGGCAAGAACGCTGGTTTCTGGATCAAAATTGCAGATACCAGGAATGCGCACGGTACACATGCGACCACGCGCCTGTTTGGTGAGATCGATTTTTTTCATGCTGCATAACTGAATAATTGAGAGGCAGCGTTTTCTGCAGCCTGTTGTGAGGGAAATGTACGGAACAAAATATAATTCCAGAGCACATCAAGAACGGATTTGTAGAGCTGGGAAAATTCAATATCGTCCATTTTGGCAAACGATATGGATTTTGGTTCGTTGCGGATTGTGCCATCCGGCATTTCGTATCTGGTATAAAAACCGGCCTGAATAGTTACCCAGGCACGGAACGCCTCAAACGATTTCACCGCGCTGATATTTCCGGCGCGCTTTTCCGCTTCGTCGCGGAGATACTGATCGGCCAGTTCCTTGAGTGTTTCTTCGTGACCAGCATAGTAAGCAACCAGTTGTACATATCCCCGAACCAGTTTTTTATCTACTGGGGATATTGTACCGCCCGACGGTTGCCAGTAATCGAACCCAAGATTGAGGAGTGCGAAAAATTTTCTGTGAAACGCTGCATTACGTGCCTGTTTAAAGTCGGCATACAAAACAGCGCCCAGACGAAATTTTTTGTCGATAAATTCGCGAGCATCCGGGGTTGCTGGAATAAGTACACCGCCCGCTGATTTTACAAATGAATACTGCGCCATTGGCTTCCCCTTTAGCGCAGCAATTGCTCAGAAATACAGTTTGCCGGGTGTTCAGTCCGGTACCGTGATTATACCCTTTGTTTACCTTTTTGAACAACAATACAGCCTGCTTGTTCTGCCAGTTCTAACAATGATTTAAGGGATGCGACATGTTCATCGTCGTACACGTTTCTTAAAGACATCACCTTGCCATTTTTACAGGTAATGAGAACGCGACCATTATCGGGGAGATGTTCCCCTATCTCCGTCTTTTTAAACACGCGCCCTCCCTGCAATAACTGTATAGATATCCAGTATATATACTCCTTAGTAATTGGAAGTGCAAACTTTTAAAGGCACAAAACGTTAAAAAATGAAATAGATTTATTATTTAACACTATGTTAAATAAAGAAAAATCGCCTTTATGGCGGTTTATTTACATGTTGCAGACTGGCGTGACATGTCACATTGTTAGTTTCACCGCATGCCATCCAGACGTAACCCAGCACTGAGAATCACCTGCACATGGGCATGATGTAATCGGCAGCGCGTCGCCGCATTTTCCACATTGATTTGCGCTGATTGATTTGATACGTCCACGAACTCGCGCATCATCCTGACGAATTAGCATCGCAATATATTCGCCCATTTCATACGGCGCACGACCCGGGCGGCGGGCGGCGCAGTTCCGCTCCAACATGTCCAGCTCCTGAGAATCAAGCACCAGTTCAATCTTGCGCTCACCAGCGGCAGACTGACGGGCGCGTTGCGCTGCTTTACGTTCTGATGCTGATTTTGCCATTATGCTGCCTCCCTGTTTACACATAATTCAGGTAAATTAGCCCTCACCAGCGCCTCTGCGAAAGGTGGGGGAACAGCGTTACCGCAGCGTGCGACCTGCTTGTCTTTCGCGTATTTCTTGCCCCGATAGTCCTGGTCGATGATGTACCACTCCGGGAAACCCTGCGCCCGGTAGAGTTCATGTGGCTGAAGCATACGCATTCCAATATCAACGATGCGGTAAGTGATGCCATCCATCTCCACCAGTCCATCACAGTCCTCACCGCAGTATTTCCGCAGGAACGCCAGTGTCTGCTGCGCGCGATGTTCATCGTATTCAGTAACCGCCAGCGTGGTTTTTACTTCTCCAAAATGCTGCCCGCCAGCCGTCACAGTCTGAAGCGGCATATCAGTGGGGTGACCTGTATTGGTCCCGCGCATTTTGATAATGCTGGATGTGACCAAGGCGTGGTGATCAACCGTTGTAACTGAATGAACAGGTTCATCTAAAACGACGCCCGGCCCCGTATAGTTACCGCCATAGTGTTTCGCCAGGAATGCGCTCACCGTCGCGAATTTATTCCCACCTGCAGTAACGGTCCCCAGCGGGTTATCCAGTCGAAGCACACGCGGTTCTTGTCCAGGACGTTCGCCATAACCCATCTGGATCAACGTGGGTGTTACAAGTTGAGATTTGCCGCCACCACCGGCAGTAATGGTTGCGCTCGGTTCGTCAGCCCGGTGGCCGACGCTGGCCCCAAACTGGCGGGCTATCACTGGCGCAACAAGACAGGCGCGGGACTGCTTCAGAATGGTGTGAGCAGGTTTATCTAGTGGGCGCGGTTTAGCCTGGTATTCACTACCACCATTACCGGCAAGAAACGGTGTCAGTGCAGCCTCAACAATCCCCAGTGCATGACCATTCCCGCCCGGGCGTTTTGACGTGCCAGCGGTTACAGTCGGTACCGGTTCGGTAAGTGCCTGCCCGGTGGCGCCGGTACGGAATTTTGTCAAATGTGGAACGGCTAACGCGTAGCCGTGGGTTTTGGTAATGGTCTGCAAAGGTTCGCCCAGCGCTTGACCTCGGAAACAGTCGTATTTCCCTTTGGTCGTGGTGTGATTGCACTTCACGATGAACGGCGACACGCTGTCGATAACGAATCGCTGGATGCCGCGCGCGATGCGCTTCAGGGTATTTTCAGCCAGCGGCTTTTTACGTTCGAATATCGATGGAGCCGGAATTGTCCAGTCGATACACTCCGCAGCTGTACGCCACGGTGCCAGCCTGCCCGATTGAACCGCCGGAGATTTAGGATCCCCATGCGTCGGTTCCGGCCACACAATTGGCTTACCATCGCGGCGCATGACCATAAAGAAACGTTTTCTGATTGTTGGTGCGCCATAGTCGCAGGCGCGCAGTTCGCGATACTCAACGACATAGCCCAGACCTTTAACCAGCCGTGCGGCATCCTTGCTATCAAGCGAAATATTCAGAAACTCACAACATTCAGCAAGCGCCGGATGTGATGCAGAAATACCTGTCGTCAACATTGCGACAAAGGCGTTAAAGGTCTCACCGATACGCGCCGGATCAGGACGCTGTTCAACTGGCTCAGGTGGGCCAATAAATTCATCAAGGAAGCGATCCGCGTGACTGATGAATGGCATTTCGCGTAATAATGGCCCCCACGTTTTAAACTCTTCGACGTTCTCCAGTTTCATTACCCGCGGCTCAACATCCAGCCCCCAGCGCAATACCACCCAAGCCAGTCCGCGGATCGCTTTCTCGACAGGTTTAGCTCCTTTAGCTTTAGAAAAGTGGCGGCAATCTGGAGAAAACCACGCCAGCGCCACCGGACGACCTGCGGTAGCTACCTTTGGTCGAACCTCATACACAGACTCGCAATAGTGCAACGTGTCCGGATGGTTTGTCGTATGCATCGCCACCGCATTCTCGTCATGGTTAATCGCGATATCAACGCTGCGACCAATCGCCATTTCAATTCCAGTAGACGCACCACCGCCACCAGCAAAATTATCAACGATGATTTCTCTCACGCGTATTTCTCCATCGCACTCATTAACGAACGGGCCGCGGCAACAATCGCCGGTACTGGCATTTTTTCTAACCACATACGATTGATATGGTGTTTTAATCGCCTTTGGTGATTTCCTGGCAGACTCTCAGCATTTTTTATTTGCTCAAAAATCATATTGACCTCAGCTGGCCAGACTGTTTCTGGTATCTCAGGAAGAAGCAGACTTTCCAGTTCATGTAATCTACGATAGGCACTGTCAAGGAGCACATTTTTGATATTACAGGGGTCGTTACCAGTTTCTTTCGTGAAAATTATCCAGTGGGTTTTGTCACCTTTTCCGGTTCGCTGCCTGATAATCGGTTTCTCATCCGTCAACGCCAAAATCTCACGAACTGGTATTTGCGTTTCGTTCCATTTAAAGATCAGCACACCGTGTATCCGCAGAACGCGAAATGCTTCGGAAAACCCATCCCGCAGATCATTACGCCAGGTATCCTGGTTAAGCTTTCCATATTTTTTTCCCTGCCAACCTTCTGGACCAACGTACTTAAGATGTGGCGGATCGAACACCACCACAGAAAATGAAGTATCTGCGAACGGGAGTGCCCGGAAATCTGCAATCATGTCTGGACTAATTATCAGATGTCGCCCATCGCAAAGAGTGTGCTGTTCTGCTCGGATATCAGTGAAAACTGCTCTTTCGTCCTGCTTATCGAACCAGAACATTCGAGAACCGCAGCACATATCAAGAATTGTTGCTGCATTAGTCATGCCGCACACTCCCCATGTTCCTTGATAAATTCAGCTATTCCTGGCAGCAGCATTACATCAGGTGAATCACACTCATTTCCCCATACGTCAAACCCATGAGAGGACTGGCGAGCAAACAGTTCAATACGTGGAACATCACCAAGCAATTGCACCAATTTTTCACGCACAAAGTCAGGTTTTTGCGAATGCTCCAGGCGCGGCGCGGTAAATGACTGGACGATCCCGGCGTCAATGCGTTCAGGAAGATTTCCTTTAATCGCAAAAAGACAATCTTCACTATTTGCACGTGTCATGTGCCCCATTCCCATCACCAGCTTATCCGTCTGGCGGCTCCCACATTTATTCCAGGTAAAGCCTTTCATTGTCATCAGACGGAAACCCCACGCCTCGACAACCTTCAGTGCTTCAATCGGCTGCGTTGGAACCCACCACATAGCCAACAGGCAACTTTGCGCTGCAAGATCCCACACAGGCAGGCGGCAGATGTCGAGAACATTCATCACGGGATATTTGAACCCGGCTCCACGGCCACCATCTGCAGCTTTGTCCCGGTACGCCCAGGGCGGATCTGCATAAATTAATGTGTATTTTTTATTCACTATTTCCCCCTTCGCGCATCTGGCGCCAGTAATTCAAACGCCCTCTGAAAAAATCCCGGTAGCTCTCCGGCGTCGCGTCAATGTGCTGTATAACCATCTGGCGAGTGACTTTGCGCTCATAGAGCTGGCGAACGAGCGCGGCGGCGCGCATGTCATAATGCTCTTTGAGTTGGCACTCTTGCGGCCATTTGGCACGATTGAGCGGTAAGCCGGGCGGGAGGTAGTCCGATTGCCCGGCCATACCTTAAGCCCTCATGTTTTTCTCTGAGTGAACGTAAAAGCGGGGATCAACGCTTTTCAGCGTAAAGTGTGTAACGGGCATATCGTCATGCCGCTCAATGCCGACGAAATTAGACATACACAGCGCAAAGACTCGTTTCTGGAGTTGTTCCAGGGTAATTTTGATGTCCGGGTGATATTTTTTAATGGCGGACATAATCCCCTGGTATGACAGCGTTTTTCCCTTCATGATGGCTACCAGTTGTACCGCTGGTAATTCGCTGGATTTGGACTGAACGACAGGTTCTGTAGATGCTGCTATAGGTTTAATCGAATCCAGCAGCAAGCGGCAGCGGCTGGTTACCCCCACCCTGTAGCCTGTCTTTTTGTCGTAATTTTCTTTGCTGCCAGAAGTCCAGACCGTTGCGGTTTCGCGAAGTTTAACTGTCTTCTCACCGCCGGAATAGATCACTGTGCCAGTATGCGTTTTCGTGTGACGCCGCGGTGCTGGCCCTGACAGTTTCACCTTTTTCACCGTCGAAGGTACACGTACGGTTAATCCCGGTACCGGAACAGGACGGGGACACGGAACATACATTGAACGGCTGCGCGCTCTGGCGCCGGCATTCATCCGCCAGATGATTACATTCGTCCAGTCACAGCCATCATCAATGGTCTCTACTTTTGGATAAATTAAATCGGTCATTGGTCTTTCCTCTCTAAATTTAGCGCGGGTCAGGCGCTTAAAATGCATCGGTGTTGTACTTCTCTGAATATTTGCGGTGCGGTTTTCTGGGTTTTGCTGCCTCCAGTTGAATGCGGGTCTTCTCTTTGCCGACGTGCTGATCGATCGGCAGAAAGTGTCCGTTTTTAAATTCCTGGTAAATTACGGTACCAGCAGCAGCGAACCGGCATTTGCCCAGAATGACTTCAGCTACACCAGCCGCCGGGCTTTCGGGGTTATAAACTTCATCTCTGTACAGAAACAGAATGCTGTCAGCATCCTGCTCAATAGAGCCTGAATCACGCAGGTCTGACATTACCGGGCGGCGCTGTGCCGCCGGACGTGCATCGACTGCACGGGAAAGCTGGCTCAGCGCGAAGGTTGGCGTGTGTAGCCGCATAGCCATCGTTTTAAGATTTCGGGAAATATGCGCTACAGCGAGATCATTACGCTCCGCCTTCGGTTTTTTTATCAGTCCGAGATAGTCGACCATAATCATCGCCAGATGCGGATGACGCCGTTTGTGTGTTTCAGCAATGGCGCGAATCTGTTCAACCGTAAGATCGGTTGCATCGACAATCCAGATATCCCGGTCCGTAAGTTCACCAATGGCGGCAGTCAATCGTGCCCAGTCTTCATCGTACATATCCAGAGGATTACGCAGACGTGAAACAGACAGGTTTCCGGCGCCGGCCAGCGAACGCTCGACAATCTGAGCCGCAGCCATCTCCATGCTGAAAATGAGCGCTCCGCCCCCTTTTGACGTTACGCCTTCCACAACCGTAAGAGCGAATTCTGTTTTACCCATACCAGGACGACCAGCCACAACAATAAGATCCTGCGGGTTAATGCCACCTGTCGCGTTATCAAGATCCACAATACCAGTCAGCAAATTGCGCGTGGACTCATCACCATCCATACGTTTCTGTACTGTGTCCATGTAAGCGGGCAATAGCTCGTTGATATGTACTGGTTGGACGTCACCACTATCGGCAGTCATATCCAGCAGTTGTGCTACGGCGTTTTCGACTATCTGATCGCGTTGCTCCTGGTTTACTGCGTTACGAATGCCATCGGCCCCATCCTGCAGGAGCTTCGCCAGCGCACGACTTCGCCATGCCTTAACCATCTTCCTCGCGTAGCCTTTGAGGTTTGGTACTGTTGCAGGGATACGGGATATTTCCGACAAGTTAGCCAGACTCGAACCACCCAGTGCTTCGCTAATAAATAACATGTCGATCATGCCACTAGTCAGCGCCTGTTTTTTTATTTCGCTGAATGTACGGCGATAAAATCCTATGCTGAATGATTCTTCTGGGGTGGAGGCGATCACATCGAATGCATCAGGTGAAGCGCCGCCATTCAACAGGCCAGCCAGTACACATGCTTCCAGTTCCTGAGGACTCACAGTGCTTCCTCCCTTGTTTTACGCAACGTTTCAGGTTTCATCAGATAATCAAAGCTGGCGCGCCAGCCACTGGCACCGAAATAAAAATCGGGTGCATCAGCGCGGAATTTTTCGAAATAGCCAAGAAATGCCCCCGTAGTTTTATTTTTCATGTGAGCAGCCAGGCGAATAATCATCCCCCGGCGATCGGCATCCAGTTCAGCAGCAGGCAATGTGTCAGCAAATATCTCGTTGTAGCCTTTCATGACAGCATCCGGATCGACATCAGCCTCCGTAGTAGCCCATGCTTCTGCATCCGCGAGATAACCGTCAAAGCGATTTACGCGGCAAATATTTGCCGGTTTTGGCAAACCAGAACCACGGCGGCGCCAGGTAGCCAGTACCCAACGAATAACCAATTGCAGCTCAGCCAGTGTGTATGCTTCGCGTGTTTGTGTCGGCGTCAGCATTAGTACGAACGGCTTAATATCACGGCAACGGGTTCCGGTTTGTTCGTTGTAGAATTCCAGGGCTTTTTTAGCGTCAGCAAGGAGCCATTCGTCGCCCTCCCCCTTCTGGGGGTTAGGGGGATCATTAGGTTCATTGACTGGTTCAAAAGAGTGACTGGTTCTGGTGCCACCACATGGCATAGGGGGTGTGTTTTCTAACGGCATACCTGTGATTTTTGACGGCACAGGGGCTGTGCTTTTTGGTGGCATAGGGTTATCAAGATTCAGGTAATACACATTCGACGTATTGCCCTTACCATTGTTTATACCCATGCGGTTTTCTTTTGTTAAAACGCCCATGCCAATAAGCGCGTCAATGTGCGAGCGAACAGCACTCCTGCTGCATTCACAATGATCAGCAATATGCTGATAAGATGGCCAGCATTCGCCATTATCATTGGCGTTATCAGCAAGTTTAATCAGCACCAGTTTACGAATTGGGTTTCCGGTTTTTATTGCCATCGCCCGGGCCATTAGGGTCATGCTCATAGTCAGATCCCCAGCAACTCAGCCAGTTCACGACAGGCTAATTCGTAGTCTTTCGGTGTGAGGAAAACGCACGTCTCGATCATCTCAGCTTTACGCTGTTCGTATATTTCCCATTTTTTCGCGGCGAGGCGTTCTTCAAATATTCCCCGTACATCATGCGCACAGGACGGTTCGCCATTTAAACGCCAGCCGTTCCGCCAGGTGATGCGGTCTGTTGATGTCTGCATATTGGTCTTTCCTCGATACAAGTTAAACGCTGGTCAGGCGCTGTGTTTCCTGTATGGCTTGTAATGCCTGTGCTATCCGCTGGGGTCGATCCCTTGCATCAAGCAACAGAGCAATAATCGCTGCGGCAAAATCACGAATCGCAATGCAAATTAACTGCTGAGTGGTCATTCCCAGCTGTGCATATCGTTCCGCAGGCAATGCAGCTTCCATCGCCATGGCCAGCGCTTTAGTTTTGATTCTTGCCGCTTTCGTCTCACCACGTAGCCAGCGAAAAATCTGCTGACGGTTGTTGTTGATTGCCCGCCAGTCAGCATTACCTTTCGAATCCTCCATCGGGTGCAGTTTTACGCAGTTGGTATTGCCGCCCATTCGAAACCACATGCGAGTGATCTCAATAGCAACATGCTCCTGCCCACGCTCAGCAGCCCAGTTGAAGATTTCTCTTTTCAATTCGTCGAGGTTTTCCACTTCTTCGCGTCTCCTGTCGCTGAAAACCTGATTAAGCGTAATCAGATTTCAAATACGCCCTTTGTTAAGCTGCATTCTGTTCCGGCAGTCCGTCAGTTGGTTTTCGATAAATATTGGGGAGTAGATCATGCGGTGTAACTTGGTAGCCAGTTGCTGCGGCCCATTTCAATGCAGTTGCAGCACCAAGAAGGCATTTTCCAGATGCAACACGACTGACATAGCCCTGCGTCTCACCGACCACTTGAGCGAAATCCTGCTGGCGAACGCCAGAGGTCTTTAGATAGGTTTTGAGATCCATTTGTCCTCCATAAATGTATGTGACACATGAATATTAGTATTACGAATACACACATGTCAATAGTTACACGATTGGGAGGAAATTAATTTTACGAATAATATGGGTGCCATGAGAAAGAAAACGCTTGATGCAGCTGAAGCTGATGCAGCCCAAAGGCTGCGTGACATATGGAACGAGAAAAAAGTATCTTTACGTCTTACTCAGGAAAAGGCGGCGGATGCTCTCGGCTTTAGTACCCAGGCTACAGTCAGTCAGTATTTGAATGGAAGTATTCCGTTAAACACAGATGCGACATTAAAATTTTCAGCTCTTCTCGGTGTAAAACCTGAAGACATTAGACCTGACCTTGCCGAATTAATGAATTATGTCCGGAAATCAGGAGCCCACGTTCAAGATTATTCAGCTGCTGGCTGGCGACTCCTGAAACCAGAGGACGCCGAGTTGATAGCACTTTATGAAAGACTTCCTCACAGTGAAAAAGAAAGGCATCTATCTGAACTAAAAGAAAAAGTTAGCGAGTTTGACCGCCTTTTTGAAGAACTTCTAGCCACAAGAAAACAGTAAATTCCCCTCCCAAATAATCCCGCATCGTCGGGATTTTTTTTATTCTTTTTTATCAATAACATACAAATTTTATTCGCATTACGATTATTTTAATCTTGACCACAAATATGCGTATAACTAATATAAACCACATCAACGACGCACTAACCACGCGGCAGTTGTTCAGAAAAACGTTCTGACGGTCTGGAAAGACAGGCAAAGAATTCTGCGGGGCGCCGCCAGTACGCTGACATGCGGGAAAGACCGCACAGAATTCGATTCGTTGCAGTGGTGGAAGGTAAGAGCAATGGGTGCGTAACGCCACACAAGCCCCCTGTCACGGCAGTGAACGCGGTTGAGCCGTCCGCCCGCGTAAAGAATGCCCCGTGAGGCTTAAAAACAGGCCGTATGATCCACGTTACGGATCATCAAATATCCATTGCTGTGTGTAGTCTTTGCCTCGTCTCAATGAGGGGCCATTTTTTACACAGCAACCAGTACCGAGGAAAGACCTGGCGGGTATGACCAGCCCTGACAGCCCGGAAAGACGGGCAACAGATGTAAAAAAACCCACCGAAGTGGGTTTCTTTACCCGGAACGGCGACCAAACCACTCCGGAGGTGGTACAGGGGACCAACCCTGCACCGAGGAAAGACCAACGACATGAGCCGCTGATCGGCTCGGATTATACACTAGTAAGGAGCCGCTATGGAAGCGCTTGCCATCCCAGTAAAGCTGTACATCCATTACAACACCAACACGTTTGCTCAGGAAAAAGTCATCGTATCTACCTGTGACATGTCACGCACCTTTCCAGATCAATACGTCCTGCTGGAGACTCGCGATATATCCATCGATGTAAACCAGCCAGAACCTTTCGACATTATTGCTCTTCAGGTCGACCAGTTGCGTGGTCAGAAAGAGAAGATAGCAACGCTGGCAAAACATCAGATAGCCCAGGTTGACGACAAAATACAGCAACTGCTGTGTATTGATCACTCTCCTGTCCAGGAAAGCGATATTCCGTTCTGAGGTAACCATGCAGACTGAAATTATCATCGACAAGGTAATGAGTGCTGGCTTGTCTGTACTCGAACATGAGAACAACGGCGATTTCGGAAATGGCGTTATGCATCTAACAATTGTCGGTGGTGTTCGCCGCGTTGAATTCTATCCAACAACCGGAACTGTGTACGCTAACGCCGTAAAAGGTAAGTACCCGGTTTTTAAGCAGAAGAAAGCAGGAATCAAAGTAGCTATCCGACTTGCAAAATCAGGCGCCTGACCAGCGCCAGTAACCAAAGAGGAAAGACCATGACAATTTACAACTGTCTGTTCGAGCCGAAGAAATCGGCTATTAAAGATGGTGCTGTTGCGCTGGCAATCAGCATCGAAGCACCAAATAAAAAAGTCGCTGAAAGTATCGTCATTGGCAAACTCTGGGAACACTACCCGGCAAACGGCGACAACTATTTTAAGCCCAAAATCTGGGAAGACTCGGAGGGCCAGCCTCGTCCAGAAGTTGGAAAATTTGATGAACGATTTGTTCAGACGAACACTTTCGACGGGGAAAAATGGATCGCCAACAAACCAGACACCAGCGTTCCAGGTTTACCAGGCAGTAATGAAATCATCGATCTGATGAAGCTACCAGCCCGGGAACGGTTCGCTGCCGTCCTCATGTTCAGCAATTCTCCCATAGATGGCGTGCTTTATTCTCAGGTTCTGGACTATCTCGATAATCTGGAAAATAACACTGAACCCTTTGATGATGACGATCGGATTAATTCAAATATCCTTCATGCTCTGCACAATAACGAACCCGTTCGTCATATGCATATTGAAGGGTTAAACAATCTGATTCAGGCCATCTTCGCTAAATTTGAAGACCAGACACCGGGCAAGGCTGCTATTTCTCAATTTATCAAACGCTGGCTGGAGAATCCGGGTAAGCGTGAAGAAATGGTACCAAGTAAGACATCTTCCCTTAACACCAGCGATAATATAGAGAGTCCTAAAGTGGCCCCTCTACGTGGTTATAAACACACTTACGCAACACTGGACCAGGAGATCGCCGTCGCCCTGCTGCCTATATCTCCTGACACACCAGTGCTTTCAGGAAATCTTCGCGATGCAGAAAAAATCATTGCAGAAGACCGGGAGGATTTTAAACGCTGGTCAATGGCCCTGCGTACCACTGAGAAGATCCTCAAATATGACCGACCGAGTATTTTTGGTGTTATACAGAACACGCCAGCCAAAGATATTTACCATTTCCCAGAGTCTCTGCGGCGCCATATTGATTCATGGCTGATTGAGCATGGTCAGTTCGAATGTCCTGAACCCGATGCGGAGAGGACTGGCAAATTGCTTGCGGCAGCGCGTGGCGAATATGTCGAAGGCATCAGTGACCCTAACGATCCGAAATGGGTTAAAACCGATACCCAACCACAGGTATCAAACCTCGGCAATGGAATGTTCTCTGTTGATAATCTGATGTCTGAAGCCGCCTCAAATGAATGTAAAAAACAGGAAGTAACCGAACAAGGAACTGTTACAGATGATCAGGCAACACAAGCCCGTGAAACGCTGAATAGCATGGGTTATGGTGTTTATGCAACGAACCGGGACGAAGCTATCCAGCAGGAAGAAAAGCTGAGCGATAAAGTAAAAAATATCGTTCAGGATGTGGATCAACTTGTCGAGCGCATTAAACGTGAAGAGCAGTTCCCGCAGGCCTCTGAACTGGTTCAGAGCATCAACGAAATGCAGTCTGCTGAACGCGATAACCTGGAATTGTGGAAAAACGTGTTCAAAACAGATGAGCGTTTTACTACTGCGTTCTCTGTGAACGGAGGCGGAACCTCAATCAATGGCACCTACATGACCATGATCGCTACACGCGAATTTGGTCCAAAAGGTATCGGCTGGGGTGTCGATATTCTGGAAGAGCGCTTTGACAATGGCGCGCCAATTACTCGCACAGTCAAAGGCACTGACGGTAACAACACGTGGGAACTTATCCCCGACGGTGTCGGCGGCGTCCTGACAGAAAAACATCACGTTATCAAAATCAGACTTTGGTACATCCGCAATAGTGTACGCGGTGAGGAGATTTCTTTCGGGTGTACCCCATATATTTACGGCAGCAAATATGGCCCTATTTGTGATGGTGAAGCAACAAAAAAATCACTGACTGACGCAACCAAAAAAGCGCTGTCTGCGCTTGGTTTCTGCGCTGATATTTTCATGGGCCTGTACGACAACCCGGAGTATCGCCAGAAAAATAAAGCTGAATTCGCGCTGAAAAATGCCAGTGAAAACGCTGAGGATGCAGCCCGCGTCCGCCAGGAACTGGACGACAAACTGACCCGAGTCGCTAACACCATTGCATCTGCTGTATCAGAAAACGAGATCAACAAAGTCTATTCATCGATTGCCCGCGAAGCGGAAGTGCATCGCAAGGATGCAGAAGCGAAAGGTGATACACAGCACGCGCGTTACTTAGGTGGGCGTCTGCGGCGGCTGACAACCATTAAAGATGAACGTATCGCCGAACTGAACAAAGCACAGGAGAAGGCAGAATGACTACTGCAATCGCGTTAGCTGCTGACTATACCAGTCTGTTGCAATTGCTGGAAAGCTCTGATGAGCTTACTCCAGAAATGATCGCCGATACGCTGGAATGCATTGAAGGTGAACTCGCTGATAAGCTGGATGCCATCATGGTAATTGCCCGCAATAATCTCGGTCATGCCAAAACCTGCGATGAAGAAATAAAGCGCCTGGCGGAACGTAAAAAGTATTTCGAAAATAAAGATAAAACATTACGTAAATATATTCTGTCGTGCCTGATGGCCGCTAATTTGGATAAGCTCAAGACGTCTAAAAATACCTTTTCCGCCAGAAAAGGTAGCATCAGTGTTGTCATCGATAACGAGAAGCTACTGCCAGACGAACTGGTTACTGTTCAGACGATTATCGCCCCGAACAAAAAAGCCATCAAAGAAGCGATCGAAGCTGCGGAAGCTGCCGCAGCGCAAATCACTGCTGACGGTGGAGAATTACCTGCCGAACTGTTAAATCCGGTACCGGGCGCCCATCTTGAGATCGGCGAACGCTCACTACAGGTACGCTAACAATGCTGAAACTATCACTTAAACGCGGCGATGCCGTCCATGTCGTATTCGCGGACGGTAGTAACGGGATTATTGAAGCACGCAGCCGTTGTGAACTGGGTATGCACCTGCCAAAAAACGTAAAGGTTACGCGCGAGAAAGGCGCATTCCTCCCCGAAAACCTGATTAAGCGTAATCAGAAATAAACCGCCGCCACCGCTAGCATTGTGGTCTCACTATTTACAGGAGACCGCAATGCTGCGATGGCAACCCGGAGCTACCCTACTCACAGATTTCGATATAAAGATTGGCCGGTTATCGGCAAGCGTACGAAAGAAGACACTGACCCAGTCAGACATCGAACGCGCCTGTAGTGATGCTGACGACGCTGTGTACCGGATGATGAGGAAAGACCAACATGACCAGAGAAAACGATCTGCTAACAGACGCTGAACTTATTGAATTTACCGGTTATCAGAAACCATCCAAACAACGGGAAATACTGGACCGTGGCGGCGTTTCTTACATTCCCGATCGGGAGGGGCGCCCCATGGTAACCTGGACTCATATCAACGCTGTACTGAACGGACAGATCATCGTGCAGCAATCTACAGAAACAAAACCCGATTTCGGAGCAATTTAAATGGGGCGCAGAAGAAAAGATCTGGGCGATGTCAAGCTCCCCCCACGCGTATCAAAAACCAGAACCCGTTACTACTACAAACCCACGTCGCGGGAAACTGTGACACTGGGGCCAATCACTCTCACTATGTCGGCATTATGGAAACGGTACGAGGAAGAACGGCGCAATTACTCGGATGTAATGACGTTCGAAAAGCTTTGGGGAATGTTTCTTAAAAGCGCCTACTACACCGAGCTTGCAATACGAACCCAGCGGGATTATTTGCAACATCAGAAAAAATTGCTTGCCGTGTTTGGTAAAGTTAAAGCTGATGTAATAAAGCCAGAAGATGTGCGTCAGTTTATGGATCGTCGTGGACTGCAAAGTAAAAACCAGGCCAACCAGGAAATGAGCAGCATGTCACGTGTTTACCGCTGGGGGTATGAACGCGGTTACGTTAAGGGAAATCCGTGTGCCGGCGTCAGTAAATTCTCTCTCAAGGCTCGCGAGCAATACATCACTGACGAAGACTACCTGGCTATTTATAAGCATGCTGATCACGTTGTCAGGGCTGCAATGGAAATTTCTTACCTGTGCGCCGCCAGGCAAGCTGACGTACTCGCTCTGCGCTGGATGCAAATTTCTGATAAGGGGATTTTTATCCAGCAAGGAAAGACCGGAAAAAAACAGATTAAGGTCTGGACTCCCCGCCTTCAGCAAGCGCTGAAAACAGCACAGACAGAATGTCCAAAACTGTCACCTGACGCGCTGGTTCTCTACAACAACGATCGTGGTCAGTTCATCCGCAAGACGTTCAATAATCGCTGGTTAAAAGCTGTACGCGCCGCACAAAGTGAACTGGGCCGACAACTGGATTACACATTCCACGATATCAAGGCAAAAGCTATTTCAGATTTTGAGGGTAGTAGCAGGGATAAGCAGATTTTCAGCGGCCACAAAACAGAAAGCCAGGTGCTTATCTACGACAGGAAGGTACAAATCAGCCCGACACTGGATCGTCCGGTTATTGGGGAAAAGTGA